CCCGCGATGGCCGCGCTGGCATCGAGCCCGCGCCTGACGGTCATCGAGCCGGCCTTGCCCGTGGCGGGGGTGGTGGTGCCGATGAGCGTCATCGAGAAGCGGAAGAACGGCAGCGCGACGCCTTTCTTGATGCCGCTGCGAATCTTGACGCTGTTCGTCGCGTCGCCGGTCGGCAGGCCACCGCTCGCTGCGGCCGCGGCATTCGGCAAGGCGGTCAGGCCCATGCGCACGAGGTCGGAGAAGTCCACAGGGAACTTCGCGGCGGCGTTGCCGAAGGTGTAGACCCGCAGCATGTTGTCCTCGACCGCCTGCGGCGCGCTGTCACCGATCAGGATCGCCGCCTCGGCGCACTGAAGCTCGGTCGCGGTCAGGGTGATCTTCCAGAGCGCGTCGCCGGTGACGATCACCGGCAGGTTCGTCGAGCTTGCGAGCGTGCCGCCGTCCTTGCTCACCTTCGAGTCGCCCGAGGCGGGCGTCCAGTCTGCGGTCTTCGCGAAGTCCACGACGCCGCGCTTGACCATCGGGAACGTGAACGTCGTTTGAACGCCGTACTTTGCGAGCAGGTACATAGTCGATCCCCTTGAAGGTATTCAGTATTGCCCACGGAATGCGCCGCGCCCGGCGCTGCGCTCGATGTGCGCGAGTGTGACGCCGCCGCCGCCGCCGCCGCCCATCCCCGCGAGCGAAATGGCGACGCCGAACCACGGATTAGGATTCGTCTCGATGGTGCCGTTGATGGTCACGGAAGCAGCGCCGGGCTCTTCCCAGATATCGGAGTCGAAATAGTCGGCGCCGTTGAGGCGGGACCAGCGCGACACGGCAGGCGCGGCAGGCGTAGAGGATGTGAGCGCGCCGTGTATGCGGTTGAACAGAACCACCACCTCGCTGCCGGCAGCGCTGGCCACTGTCCACGATGGCGTCGTGCTTACGGCTTCCCCCGATACCTCGCCGGAGATCGCGGATATCCCGCTGTACGAAGCCGCAACCACGTTCGGATTGGCGCTGCCCGTCAGCGCCACCGCCAGGTTATTGACGCCGGCCGCGACGTTCGCGTCGCCGAGCAAATAAAACAAACGGTACTTGCTGCCCGTCGCGGGCGAGACCAGCGTGCCGTTGCTCATCGTGATGCCGGCGTACGTGGCTGAGACTGGAGTAGCGCCGGCGGTGGCCCATTCCGCCGCAAGTGCGACGATGCAGCGATTAGCCGCCGAGCCTGAATTGAGCGATACCGTCACGGCACCGCCTGCTCCCCAGTTCGCATTAGAGGCAACGAATGGCATGGCTCTTACCTCGTGGCCGGCAGTCGGATGACGTAGGCCGGCATATCGACTGTCGGGATCACAAAGAAGGCGCGCCAGTCCGACATCAGCAGCACGCGCTTGAACGGCATCGTCGAATCGCGCGTGCTGTCGCCGGGGATCGTCGGCGCGTCGCCGGTCAGTGTCTGCGAGAACACGGTCACTGCGCCATCGTCGAAGTCCTCTGCGTTGATCCAGTACACCTTGTCCTTGTAGGGAGCGGACGAGGTGTTGAGCCCGCCCATGAACCAGAAGCGGTCGAGGACGGGGTCATAGAAACCTGCCGGCCCGACGATCTGATCGAATAGCTCGACCGCGCCGGAGTAGGTGCAGACGGTCTTCGTCGCCGTCCTCGCGGTCCAGTTCATGGCCAGCGACAGGAGCGGCGGGATTCCCCCTTCGGCGCCGACGCTGCCGCAGTGGAGGATCACTCGATTTCTTGTCGGGTCGAGATAGCTGCACGGGTTCTGCGGGAGGTTGTACGCGAGGGTGAAGTCGGCGTAGAGCGCGAGCGTGGTGCTGTTCACCCACGCGATCGCGCCGTCATCGAACCACGCGATCGTTTTCGTGACCGGGTCGAAGATGGTGGAGAGAACCGAGTTCCAGCTTGGGCGCGCGTCGAACATCTTTGTCCAGCGCTGCGTGTTGCGCTGCCATGACCACGACGGCGTCGCCTGTCCGACGTTCCAGCCGGAACCTTGTATGCGAATGATCCGGTTGTTCGCCTCGTCGAGCACGAGGTTGTCCCACGAGTGGACGGCGGAGGGGACGCCGGCCGGGTGGTCCGGATGGGGATAGCTCGTGTACGTCGTGAAGTCGGCGCTGCCGCCCCACGCGATGATGTTCGCGCTGATGTAGGTTCCGGTCTGCTCGAACTCGGCGACAAAGCCGGTCGGCGCGGTGGTGCCGTTCACGTCGAAGTAGTACAGGCCGTTGTTCGCGCTGTCGCCGTGCCCGCCGCCGTGGCAGTAGAGGCGCCCATTCGTCGGGTCGCCGATACCGCCGGAGTAGCCGAGCCACTTGTCGATGTGATTGATCGAAGAAGACGCGCCCGCTGCCTGAAGGCCCCACGAGGGATCGATGCGGCTGCGCAAGGTCGTCTTCCCGTTCGTCGGCGCATAGGCTCCTGTCAGGGCGCGGCGCGCGAACGGGGCGAGGTCGGACACGTAAGCCGGCCCGCCGGCTGGCGTCACGGTGTCGTTCGGCGGCGCGATCCAGTTCCGCGACAGGATGAGTTGCGTGAAGTCGATGTAGTGGTTCTCGGCGGTCGGCTTCTGCGAGCCGCTGCCGATGTAGCTGTTCATTTCCTGCGTGAGCCAGATCGCGTTCAGGCCGGGCGGGTTATAGAAGTAGTAGCCCGCCTGCCATTTGCCGTCGCCGAAGAACCATGTGAAGTCGTCCCGGCTGGTGATCTTGGTGTACGTGTTGACGCCCTGGCGAGCGACGAAAAGCTCGAAGGTGGTTCGGTAGCTCGTATCGCTGGCGGAGGGGAAGGTCGTCGGGAACCAGGGGCCGAGCCACGAAGCGCCGCCGTTCGATCCGCCGAGGTACGGGTCTTCCGGGTTCACTGGCGAGTTGTCCTTGCCGAACTTGAAGTGCAGTAGGTACGTCACCCACTCGTCGGCGGGATGGCGCCAGCAGCGGCGATCGGCCGGGTCCTCGTCGTAGCTGCACAGCGGATAGCTGGCGGGGTCTTGCACCGGCACGCCGGCCCAGCCGAGGCCGTCCTTCTGCGGATACGACAGCGTGCCGCCGGCCGGCGCCGAGCCGTCGCCGAAGCAGGTCAGCGGGACGAGCGTGCTGCCGTAGCTGCCTGCGGACTGGTCGACGTTCTTGGCGCCGACCTGCCAGAAGAATTGACCCATGCCGCTCGTGTAGGCGTGCTGGATGTACATCAGTTTTGCGGAGGGCGAGGTGAAGCGCACGGCGGGGATGTAGGCGCGGAACTGAATCCAGATTTCGTCGCCCTCCCATGCGTTGAGGCGCGTGCCGCCTTCGCGGCCGACGTTGTCGTTCGGATACCAGTCTTTGTAGAGGGCTGGCCCAGAGGCCGGGTCCCAGTAGCTTTTGTGCCCGAAGTAGCCCTCGCGGAAGCGGAGCAGGCGCGTCGGCTGGGTCTCGTCCCAAGTGCGGACCACGCGCGCGGAGCCGTTGCTCGCGCCGACGTCGGCGACGCTGCGCCCGTTCTTGCCTGCCGGGAAGGCGCAGAAGGGGCGATTCCATGAGGCGTCCGGACCCTTGCCGATGGTCTGCTGCCCGGCGGTGTAGACGCAGGCGGCGGGCCAGTCGTAGACGATGCCGTTGTTGATCAGCGTGCTGCTGTCCTGATAGCGGCGCTCGACGCGTATCTGGTTCGCGCCGTAGTTGACGGCATGCACGCCGACGTACTCCTGCCCGCCGTAGTCGTCGTTGCCGACGATCAGCGAGTACGGCGTCCCGGCCGGGTCGGGAAATGCGGAGGCGTTCGCGACGGTCCACCATTGCAGGTCGCCGGCCACGCCTGCGGGGGTGTCGGCGGTGATGGTCGAGCCGATGCCTCGGCCGCGCACGGCGCGGGCACCGCCGAACGGCGTCGTGGCCAAGGTCAGCGGGTTGACGCCGCCGACCGTCGTGTAGCGGGTGAAGACCGGAAGCTCGGCGTCCTCGGTGAAGTCGTGGGCGGCGAGCACGCCGGGCTGTGTCGAGCGAACGGCCCATGTCTGCGCGGCACCTACCGGCGCCGCTGGCACGATGTCCACGCTCTGCGAGGACGCGTTCGTCGTGCCGTTTGGATTGGTGGCGGAGATGACGAACGTCGAGGTGGCGGCGGTCGTCGGCGTGCCGGTGATCGCGCCCGTGGCCGTGTTGAGCGACAGGCCGGCCGGGAGCGCGCCCGAGGCGAGGGCGTAGCTCACCGCGCCGGTCGCGGCGTAGCTGTATCCGTAGCCGATGCCGACGGTTCCGTCCGGCGGGGTCTGCGCCGTGAAGACGGGCGGGCTGGCTCCGGCGGAAATGGTCGCAGGCGCGCTCGTGCTGCTGGCGTTACCCGAGGCGTTGGTCGCGATGTCGCGCACGCGAAGCGCCTTCGTCGCGTCGCCGCTGATCGGGGTATAGGTGTCGCCAGTGGCGCCGCCAATGTCCGCGCCGTCCAGTGTCCACTGCTGTGTCCGCGTTGGCGTCGGCGTGCCGCTCGCGGTGCCGAGCGTGAATGCGACCGGCGTGCCGACGATGGGCGTGCCGAGGATGACCGGCGCGGCGCTGAACGACGGCGCGACTGCCGGCGGCGCGGCGCCTTCTGCGCGTGGACTGTGCGAAGCGCGAAGCAGGCTCATGTCACCCCGGGGCCGGAGACGAGCCACTCGCCGGCATCGAGCATCGCGGTGCAGTAGGAGTGCCCCGGTATCGTGCGCGTGCCCGTGCTCGAGGTGCCGGCGAGGCGCAGCGTCCCGGCGCCGGAGAGCGCGAGTTGCAGCGAGGCGTTCGTGCGGTTCGGGAACGTGATGACGGTCCCGTCTGCGTAGGCGAGCGCACCGTTAATAGTGAAGGTGCGAACGGTTTCGTCGCCGACTCCGTGCGGTACGCGCCTGCCGGCGTCGAGCAGGACTGTCGTGTAGTTCGTGAACTGAACCCCGCTGGCTGGCACCACGGTGGGATTTACCGGCGTGCAGGACCACCAGTTGCCGTCGCTCATCACGAACTGGATCGTCTCGTTCGGATTGCAGACGGCGGCCATGCCGACCGCTGCCGACCAGCCGCTGAACGTGTGCGGCAGTAGGCCGTGGTTCGAGTACTCGATGTACTGGCCGACGACTGCGCCCGATGCCGGAAGGCTGCGAGCAGTCACCGCGTCGCTGGTCGAATAGAGATGGCGGTCGCAGTGCGCGGCGGTGAGCGCTGCGACCGCGGACACATCGACCGCGCCGTTCGCGCCCGGGATCGTGACCGTTTTGGCTGACCCGGCGCCAGTCACTGTCACGCCTGAGCCGACGAAGTTGAGCAACGCCGCCGCGTTCGACAGTGATACGCCTTCGTCCTGCACCGTGAGCGGGCTTGGCGCTGCGCTCGCGTCGAGCTTCGTCGCTTGCAACTTGCCGATCGCGGCAAGCAGGCTGTCGGTCGCTGCCGCCGCCCCGGTCGTTGTCGTGTTGAGCCCTGTCAGGACCGTCGCCCGTACCCGTGCCTCGGTGAAGTACTTGTTGGTCGTCCCTTCTGGCAGGGCGTCCGTGCTGGAGACGCCCGGGATGTTGATCGTCTTCGTGCCCGCTGTGCCAGAGGCGAGGACGCCCGTGCCGACAAAGTTGAACGTGTCGGCAAGCGTCGCCAGCGGCACGCCCTCCTCCTGAACGGTGACGCCGCCGCCGCCGGTGATGGTGATCGTCTTGGTCGCGCCGGCGCCGGACGCGGTGACGCCGGGGCCGACGAAGTTGAGCACCGTCGCCGCCGATGCGAGCGGGGCGCCCTCCTCCTGCACCGTGATCGGCCCGGACGACAAAGCAGAGTCGGCCTTCGTCGCTTGCAGTTTTCCGATGGCGGCGAGCACGCTGTCCGCTGCCGACGCAGGCCCCGTCGTGCCGGTGTCGAGTCCGGTGAGCACGGTTGCGCGAACGCGCGGCTCCGTGAAGTACTTGTTCGTCGAGCCTTCTGGCAGGGAATCCGTGTTCGTCGGCCCGCTGCCGCCCGAGATCGTGATCACCTTCGTCGCGCCGGTGCCCGATGCCACGACGCCCGGCCCGACGAAGTTGAGCGCGGTCGCGCCAGTGGCGAGAGGCGAGCCCTCGTCCTGAACAACGATCGATCCCGCATCCCCGGATGGCAGCGTGATCGTTCCCGCTCCGTCGTCGTAGCTGCCGCCGGACGCCGCGATCATTGCGCCGATGACATCCTGCGATGACTCGACGAAGTCGGAGATCGTCGACGACGGCTGCGTCCCCGTGTGGTTCGAGCGCGCGAGCAGCGAAGCGTCGGGCGAGTTGGCTGTCGCTCCGCTTGAGATGCCGTCGAGCTTTCCCTTGTCTGCGGCACCCATGAAGCCAGCGATGCCCGAGTTCGCGAGCGCATGCGCGCCGCCGCCGGCCCCTGCGTGCGATGTGCTCAGCTTCCCGGCGAGCGAATTTGCAAGCGGGGTATTGATGCCCGGCAGATCGGCGGTCGCCTTGTCGAGAAGCTCGACGTAGGTATCGACGCCGGTACTGCCGCCGCCACCACCACCGCCGCCGCCGGCCGCGAGGGTGTCTTCGAGGTCGCCGATCTTCTGGGCGATCAGGTTGAAGTTTTGATCGACCTCGTTTGCCGTGAGGTTGTCGGGAGAGTCAACGCGGTAGTTGAGCGGGAGCAGGGTCGCCATGTCGATTTGCCTTTCGTCTCAGATGCCGACCGATGCGCGGTTCGGCCAGAGAAGCGACTGCACGCCTAGCGGCACTTCGGCAACGATGTGCCCTTCGATGATCGCGTTGCGGTTGATCCAGTAGTGGCCGACGAGCATGCGCAGCGCGATGACGAGGCTTTCGTGAATCGTGTAGCGGTCGGCGACGACGGCGGGAAGGTTCGCAAGGTTGCTGTCGCTGTAGTTGTCCGCGTACACGTCGGCGTAGGTGTCGGGCTGATCGAAGACGCCGCGCGCCGCTGGCCCCATGCCGGCGATGTACGTCACGCGAACAGAGTCGGGCTCCATGCTCGCGGAAGGCCAGCTGTAGCCAGGCCGAAGCACGATGCGCTGCGGCGGCACTTCGGTGAGGCGGTAGCTGGCCGGGTTGACGGTCAGGTCCTGCCCGTCCGAGGTGAGGTATTGGATTGAGACGATGCTGCGGATCGGGCCGTAGGGGAGTTCGATGCCATAGGTGCTGGCGCCGGTGTAGCAGTTGGCGAGGTGCGTGAACGACTCGGCCGCCACCATGAGCGTCTGAACGCCGATCGAGCGGTCAATGACATCCTCGATAGCGCGCCGCGCGCCGGTGATGTACGAACGAATGAGATCGTCCTGCGAGGTGTCGCCCGGGTAGCCGGGCACGTCGATGCGCAGAAAGCGGCGCGCCTCTGCGAGCGTGATCGGTTCCTCCGTGGGCGGGACAACGACGACGATGTTGTCTGACAGGTGAGACATCGCTCAGACCCTCTCGAAAGCGAAGCTGCCGATCTCGTCGCGGCCGCACTCGCATTCGCGCATGTTCGATTCACGCAGCCGGAAGCCGAGGCGTTTCATGAAGGCGAGCAGGCCGCTCTCCGTGAAGTACCACAGGTGCTCGCCCGGCTTGTAGTGCTTCGACTCGAGCGCGTGCAGCGCGTTGCGGTAGATCGGCGTCGATATGAATGCCCAATGCGCGACCTGATTGAGGATGCGTGACGGGTCGCGCATGTGCTCGATCGAATCCCAGAACGTCGCAGCGGCGACCGGCAGGATTCGCGGGTCGAGCAGCAGGCGCTTCTCCAGCAGCCAGCGCAGCGCGTGCTCGTTCACGTCCCACCCGGTCGCGTCGCCGTGCGCGAGCATGAACCCGCCGCCGCCGATGCCGATGTCCGTGATCGTCCCGTTCCAATGACGCGCGACCAGCCCGAGGCGCACCGACGTGAGGCGAAAACCCGTGTCGGTCTGGTCGAGCGCGCGGTAGCGTTCGAAGTAGTCGGCGCCGTAGAGGCCGTCCGGCACTGGCACGTCGAGGAAACCGATGCCCTTGTCAGGCAACCATTGCAACGTGCCTTGCGCCAGCGACGCGAAGTCGCCACGCGTCGAACTGTTCTCGGAGGTGACTGTTCGTCTTGCGGCATCCGTGATGCGGAGAAGCGCAGCGACAGAAGTCATCGGGTGTCCCCCATCCCACGAGGTCGAGCATCATCGAAGCGTCGGTGATGCGATCGGCGGCATTGTGCTCCCCCTGCCCACCCTGCACCACGAAAAGCGGGACGCGCGCGGCGAGCGCGGCGGGGACGATCCAGCCGACCGGGCCGACGATGGCGGCGGCGGACTTGACGAGCGCGAGCAGCTGCATGGCGTCTAACTCGCCGCGGTGAAAGGTCTGGTCGGCTTCCGGCAGTGGTGACGCGGCGTCTTCCTCGCCGGGCACAAGGTCGGCGACGCTGACGACGTGCATCCCTTCGGCGCGGAGCCACGCGGCCACGTCGCGGACGTACTCGGGCTTCGGGTTTCGGGCGGTGTTGTGCCACTCGCGGCGCACCGTGACCGGGCGGACGACGCAGATCGGCTTCGACGAAACGACCGGGCTCGGCGGCAGGGGCGGCAAGTCCATCGCCCCGTGCGACCCGCACTCGAAGGTGTCGGCAAGGCCGTCGAGCATGGACCGCCCAGCCGCGAGCGCCTTGGCGTAGCTGATCCGCCGCACGGCGGTGCGGCCCTGCCGCGCCACCTCCAGCATGGCGCGGTCGCCTTTGTCGTACAGGTCGCGGAAGCCGTGCTCGTTCTTTGCCTGCGTCCGGAGAGCGGTGCGCGAGCGGGCGACGGTGACGTGCTCGAGGTCGGCGTATAGCTGCGGCCAGGGCGTGCGGAGGTACACGTCGTGTCCTCGGGATAGCTGGCGGACGAACGGGCGGGAGTAGAGGTTGTCGCCGAGGCCGAGCATGCCCTGCACGTAGACCGGCGGGCGCTCGATGGCGTCGTCGAGTTGCACCGTGTCGAAGCAGCTGAGGGCGGAGCGGCGCGTGCAGTTGACGACATCGATGCCGCGCTGGCGGAGGTCGCGAGCAGCGACGGCGAAGCGATCGACCCAGACGGCGAGGGTTTCGTCTGTCGGGTTGCCGAGGCGGACGTGATGGTCGGCGTGCGCGTGCGTGGCGCGTGCCGCGCTGCGCTGCATGTCGTAGCCGGTGAGGATGATCTTCGACGCGCCCCACAGGGCGGCGAGCCCGAGCGCCGCGTAGCCGCTATTGCCGCCGGTATAGATGCGGTCCGCGCCGGGGCTGATCCCGGGCTCGGTGTCGATGCCGCGAATCCAGTGCATGCCGGCCGGCAAGTCGTCGGCGTCGCTGACGGTCCAAAGCTCGGGGGCGGGAGCGCGCGGCGTCCAGTACTCGCGCCACCAGCGGCCGTCGCCGGCATAGAGAACGTCGGCCCACGGCGCGAACGGCGCCAGCCCGGCGTTGTTGACTGCGATTACTTTCCGGGCTTCCGGCTCGGCGTCGCGCCACGCTTCGATGAGGGCGAGGTCGTCGACGTGGAGGGATGGGCCGCTGGCGATGCAGACGACGGTAGCGCTGCGCCAGCGGCCTGCACTTTTCCCGGATCGACTCCGATGGCGCGGCGACCTCGCGCCGGGCCGATACGGACGCGCACGAGGCCGCACCGTTCAAGCTCCAACGCTGTGTCGTCGTCGAGCATGAGCGCGTGACCCTCGCGCGCCCGGATATTGTCGTGGACGAAGTCGGTGAGGGCGATTGACTCGATCAGCATGGTTGCTTCTCCTGTGTGGGGGCCTTCTCCCCTAGAGCAGCGATGGCGCGGGCAGCGATTCCGATTGCGGCGTGGGCTCGGCTTCGATACCAGTGCGCGTCCTGCGCGTCATCGGTCCCGCCCATCGCTGCCGGCCGGTCGAGGCCGAGAAAGGCAATCTCGCGCAACGCCTCGATCAGCGGCTCGGCTCTGGCTGTAGGAGAGAGAGCGCGGAATGCGTACCAAGCGCCGGCAGTAAACATGCTGTCGTAGCTGTCGCCGCATCGCTTGATCGGGAGCCCTCCGCGTTCGCTTTTCGCCCACGCCTCGAAGGCATCGCGCTCGGCTTCAGCGGTGGTCATGGTCGTGGTCTCCCGAATGAAAAGGGGCGGTGCCATTACAGCACCGCCCCGAACCCGGGATGGAGAAACTCGGTTCAGCGCGTCGGCGGCATCTGTGGCGCGACGCCGGGTCGCATCGGCGTGACGCCTGCCGGCGTGGCGGGCACGACGGGCGCGGTGGCCGGAGCGGTGCCGCCCTTGCCCTCGTTGCTCGTCTTCTCGATGCTCGACTCGCCGTAGCTGCCGTGCGAGTCGTCGGGCGTCTGCGTGCCGAGGCCCGTCTTCGTTTCGGTGTTCATGGCGTGGTGCCCTTTCAGGGAGTTGCGGTGAGAGCGACCGGCAGGTTGCGCGCCTGCCGGTGCGTCGGAGCGTCAGCCGGGTGGCGGTTGCTGGCCCTCGCCTCCGGGCGGCGGCTCGACCGGCGCGGGCGGCGCGGCGAGCATCACCCAGAACCAGCCGGCGGGCGGGAAGTAGCCGAGCACGGGCTGAGTCGTATCGACCTGCGGCGGGACAGGGGGCGCGGTGCCACCGGGCGGCAGCACCTCCTCAGGTTTTGGGGGCACTTGCCCTCCGCCACCGCCACCCGGGGGCACCTGAGCCCACGGCGGCGAGTAGCCGGGATCGACGGGACCGCCGCCGCCGGTCGGCGGTTGCGGCGTCGGCAGGCCCTGATCGGGGTGCGGCCAGAAGCCCCAGCCGTACCCGGGGAAGCCGGGGATCGTGCCGGGCGGGAAGAAGATCGGATGCGTCGGGCGGTTGATGCCGCCGCCGGGGCCGACTGGCGGTGCGCCGGGGACTTGAGCCCACGGCGGGCTGTAGCCTGGGTCCACCGGATTCTGCGAGCCCCACCACGGGTCGCCCGGAAGGGCGATGGGATGCGAGGGGCGCGGCCCGCCTGCGGGCGGCTGGCCGGGGACTTGCGCCCACGGCGGCGAGTAGCCCGGATCGACCGGGTGCTGCTGACCCCACCAGGGGTCGCCAGGGAGGGCGATCGGATGCGAGGGGCGCCCGCCGCCGCCGCCGCCACCGGGGGGCGGTCCTTCGATCCACGTGATCATTGCGAGAGGCATACGGTCTCCTTGAGGATGTGAGTTGAGGGTCGCTCGTACGAGAGCCGAACGATTGTGCGCCGCGCGCGTGTCGGAAAGAAGAAGGGCCCCTCGCGGGGGCCCCAAAGCATCACGCCAAGGAAAGCGGATCAGGCCGGCAGGTCGGCGTTCTTGATGAACGCTTGCGGCCGGTACACGGCGAGCGCGAGCCTTTCCTCCGCGCGGATCGTGCACATGTTCTTGATGAAGTCGTCCTGGTTCTCGGTGGAGATCACGACGTTCGCATCCTCGCGGTCAAAGATTTGCGCGCCGAGCGAGAACGCACCGACGAGCGCGGTGTCGATCGTCATCGCCTGCGTGGCGACGACCGGCCGACCCCACAGCGCGGGCTGCGCGAGGGACTGCGGGTTCGCGAAGATGTAGCCGCCCGTCGAGTCCTTCGTCAGTTCGATCGCTGCCCAATCGGCCGGGTGGAGAACGATGCCCGTCGAGGGGTACTCGGCGAGTTCCGCCTGCAACAGCATCAGCCGGATAACGTCGATCTTCGTTGGCGTCGGCACCGTGATCGGCGCGCTGTACGCAGTCGCCTGCGTGTAGATGCCGTTCAGGTTGTTGCCTGTGCCGCTGCCTTTCAGCAGTTGCGTTTCCTCTACGATCTTCAGGCCGTAGCGGAGCCGGCCATCGACCATCGATTGCAGGCCGGAGAAGTCGTCGAGGATTTGCTTCGACGCCTTGATCCAGTGCGCGATCGTGATCACCGCTTGCTGCGTCAGCGCGTAGACGATCGACGACTCGGGCTTCTGCACCGTCTCGCTGACCGGCGCCGCGTTGTTCGTGAAGCCAGTCTCTTTGACGAACTGGATCATGTTCGACGACGTGGTGCCGGGCATGATCAGATCGCGGACGGTCATCCTGCGCTGCGGGCCTTCGACGACGCCGGGCACGAGGTGCGGCGCAACGCCGACCGTGGTGGTGTTCGTCGTGCCGATCGACGTCAGCGCGGCGCGCGGCACGGCGCCGACATAGCCGCTCTGCGTGGACTTGATGCCACCGGCCTCGACCCACGCCTTGAACGCCGGGTCGCTCGTGAACAGTTGCCCGACCGTCTGCGAGGCGGACGACTCGGCGCCGGGGCGGCGCGCCTGCTTCTGCTCGACCTCGGTGAGCCGGGCCATCAGGCGCCCCTGCTCGACGAGCAGTTCATCGACACGCGGCTTCATGTCGGCGGACATGTCGCCCGCCTTCTTGGCCTGGGCCATCGCCTTCTCGCCGACCTCTTTGACCTGATCGCCGATCTTGGCGAGCGCGGCCTTGATCATTTCCGGATCGACGCTGACGGTCGCCGGCTCGTTTGCAGCTTGGTTCATGGGGATACCTCCGCGCCGATCGCCATCGAGGCGGAGCGCAATTCGAGTTCAAGTGAGAGCGACCGCATCATTGCGGCCAATGCTTCGTTGCCAGCGTCGCGCGTGGCAACAGGTGCGGGCGCAGCGCTTGGCGTGCGGCTCGCGGCCGGGACAGCGCTTGGCATGTCGCCGGCTTTGTAGGCTTGGAGCATGGCGCGACGCTCGGAGCGCGGGAGTCCTGCGCGAGCGAGGGCCAAGTCGAGAAGGTGAGCGGCGATGCGATCGGACGCGACGGCCTGCTCGGTGATCTGGTCGGAGGGGAGAAGGGCGTCGGCGAAGCCCTGCTCGATGGCGGCGGCGCCATTGATCCACGTCTCGTCGTCCATAAGGGCGAGCATCGCGTCAGGGGTCGAGCCGGTGCGCGCGGCGTAGATGCCGGCCATCGCGCGGTCGAAAGGTTCCAGCGTCTCCGCCGACTCGATCAGGTCGCGGCGGTTGCCGATGACGATGGCCCAGCAGTCGTGAACCATGAGAAACGCGGCGCGGCCGACCTCGACGGTGTCGCCGGCCATCGCGACGATGGAGGCGGCGGAGGCGGCGAGCCCGAGCACGCGAACCGTGACGTGGCCCTCGTGCTGGCGCAGCAGGTTATAGATCGCGAGCCCCTCGAACATGTCGCCGCCGGGCGAGTTGATGTTCACCGTCACGTCCTTCCTGGCGCCGATGCTGCGAAGCGCGGCGCTGATCCGCTTGACGGTCGTTCCTTCTCCGCTCCACGGATCGCTGCCGATCACGTCGTAGATCGAGATCGAGGCGGGCTCGTCTGCTGCCGCGACGATCGAAGGGGACCACGATTCGAGCGCCTTTGGCGACAAGTCCCATTGAAGGTGCTTGCCGGCGGGGCGGTCTGAGCGCGCCAGCGGAAGTGAACGCTTAGACATTTTTCGGCTCCTCGTCGAGATCGTCGCGATTCTGCTCCGGAAAATCCCCGGCGCGGCGCTGCGGCGGCGGCGCCGTCTGGCCGAGCTTGTCGAGCGTGGTCATGTTGACCTGCACGGTCAGCACTTCGGCGTTGCCGCTCATCGGGGCGAGGTTCTCTTTTGCGCGGACCTCGTCGCGGGTGTAGATGCCGTTTTGCACCATCTGTGAGTAGAAGGCGGAACGAGCGGCACTGTCTGCGCGGAGAAGTCCTTCGAGATTGAACTTGCTGTAGTACTCGCGTTTCTCGGCAGGGCCGAGCAGTTTCTTGTTGACCGACTGCTCGATCCGCTTGATCCATGGAAGCAGCGTGTATTGCAGAAACATCCCGTTCTGTGTTTCGAGTCCTGTTCCCCAGCTTGTCGACTTCTCGGTGTGCCCGACCATGTGCGGAGGGACGCCGTACCAGCGGCAGATTTCCTCGATCGAAAAGGCGCGCGTCTCCAGCATCTGCGCGTCGGTCGGATTGATGCCGAGCGTCTGGTACTTCACGCCCGCTTCCAGCAGCGGGGACTTGCCGGCGTTCATCGCGCCCTGGTATTCCTGCAACCGCTGTTTGAAGATTTCGCGCTGGCCTTCCTTGATCTGGTTCTCGGTCGTGAAGATGCCCGCCGCCATCAGCGCGTTCTTGAAGAACGTGCCCGATGCGCGGTCCGCCGCCATCGCGCTGCCGAGGATGCTGCCCGCGTAGGCGATCGGCGACAGGCCCATGATGCCGTCCACCGAGAAAGCGGGGATGTGCAGGATGTCCGCCTCGCCCTTCGCTTGCGCCTTGCCGCGCTGGTCGATCCAGCGGTACTCGTAAGAGCCATCGGCGAGCGGCACGACCTGCATGCGGTCGGGCAGGATGAATTCGAGCGCGATGATCTCGCCGCCCGCGCGCACGATCAGCGCATAGGCGTTGCCCCATAGCAGCATCGCGGCGACGACGGCTTCCCAAAACGACACGGCGGTCATGTCGGCGTTCGGAGAGTCGTGGATCAGGAAATGCAGCGGATGCTTGTACGCGACTGCGTGCTCCGGCAAGCTCTTGTAGAGCATGAAGGGCAGCGTCGAGATCGACTGCGAGATGAGGCGCACGCACGCCCAGACTGTCGAGATTCGAAGCGCGGTCTGGACGTTGACGTTCTCGCCGCCGCCGACCGAGGCGTTGTACTCGGCCCAGAAAGCGTGATTCGTCAGCTGGATCGGTTGCCCGATCCAGCTTGCGAGCATCGCGCGGATGCGCAGGGCGAGCGGGGCGGGACGGTGCACGACGGGCAGCAACGACGGCGGCGACTGGTTCTGCATGGGTCGTCCCTTTTACGGCGCGAGGTGCTGTGGCGGCGCCGGTGCGATTCTGCGCCAGCGCGTCACGCGATGATCGCTTCGCCAGAGAGCATGCTCGCGATCGGGTCCGCTTCGATGCCTTCGAGCAGCCCGATCGCCATCGCGAGGGTGACGATGCCGTCGATGCGGCCCGTGGATTTGCGCTTGCTGAAGATCAGGTTTCCCTTGTCATCGGTGGCGACGAGCACGGCGCTCGCGCTGTTCCACGTCAGGCACGGGTTCTTGTGGACGACGAGGCGGCTGTCGCCGACCGCTTTCTCCAGCAGTTCGATCGAGCGCGGCATCCACAAGCTCGGCACGTCGTTGCCGTACTTGTCCTTGCGCGGCTTGGTGCGGTAGCCGCCTTGCGGGTGCGCAATCAGTTCGATCTCGGCGCCGGTCTCGTCGATCTCGGGTTCGAGGTAGTTGATTCGATACGGGTCGAAGCACACGCGATAGAGCGGCAACGACACAGACAGGTCGGCGATGCGACGCGCGACGAACGCGTAGTCCACCGCGCGGCCGGGCGTCGTGTGCACGAAGCCGCGCTCCACCCACAGGTCGTAAGCCACCTTGTCGGCGCGCGCGCGTTCGTGCAGCGTGTCGCCGGGCGTCCAGTACTCGTTGTGCGCGATGATCTTGCCGTCGCTAGCGCGCGTGCCCGCAAGGGTCAGCGCGCACATGTCGCGCGTGCCGCCGAGGTCGAGCGCGCCGACCACTTCTTCGCACTGCGCGAGCTCGGCGAGCGCGTCGAACTCGGCCTCGCACTTGAACCACAGCGGGCCTTCGATCCACGGGTGCGCGGCATCGACCCATTCGCAGAAATTGAGGCGACGCACGAGCGAGAGCAGCCCGGGCATGCCGATCGCGTCGCGTATCTGGCCTTCGATGTAGTCATCGCGAATCGTCACGCCGAGCGAGGGGTTGGTCTTGACCCAGCACGCGCGGCCGGAGAACGGGTCGGCGGACGTGCCGATCGGCTCGTCGCCAACGTCGAGCGCGCAGACGTAGGCGAACCATTCGTCGTTCGTGTCGGTGCCTTGCACGACGCGCGTCGAGTATTCGTGATCGCGATAGCAGACGGTTTCGCGGTCGAAGCCGGCGTTGGTGATCTTGATCGTCAGCGGTTGGCGGCGGGATTTCTGGCCCGCTTTCAGCATGTCGCACACGTCGCCGTTCGGGTGTTCGTGCAGTTCGTCGATCACGGCGCAGTGCGGGCGCGGGCCGGATTGCTTGTCGTCGCTGCTGATCGCGCGGAAGAACGACGCGGTCTTGTTGAAGGCGAGGTTCCAGCACTGGCGGCCGCCGGTCTTGACGAGTCGCGTGCGCAACGACGACGACAGGTCGACCATCGCGACGGCGTCGCGGAACAGGATCATGGCCTGATCTTTCTTCGTGGCGGCGGCATAAATCTCGGCGCGCGATTCGTTGTCGGAGCACAGGCAGTACAGGCCGATGCCGGCGGCGAGCGGGGATTTGCCGGCGCCTTTGCCGATCTCCATGTACGCGGTGCGAAAGCGGCGGAAGCCGTCGGCGTTGAGCCAGCCGAAGATCGAGCCGATGCAGAATTTCTGCCACGCGAGCAGCAGGAACGGTTTGCCTTCGAACGTGCCGCCGTTCAGGTGCAGCACTTCTTCGAAGAACTCGATGGCGCGCAGCGCGTGCTCGAGCGACCAGACCAAGCCGCGGGCGGGGCCGTCTCTCAGGTCGTCGAGGTGTCGTTGGCAGGCGAGGCGCACCCACGGGCCGGCGACGACGCGGCCGGCGATGACGTCTTCGGCGTAGAGCCGGACCGGGTCAGAAGAAGCGGGCGGCGGGGTCTTTGTTCGCGTCGCCTTCGTCCGGGTTGCCAATCTGGATGTCCATGCCCGCGCGGGATGCGGGCGTCATGCCGAGTTGCGCGGCGAAGCGAATCATGTCGAGGCGCGCTTGGCGGATCATCGACACGAAGGGCGATTGCACCCAGTTGCCGTTGTGGGTCTTGAGCACGGTGGTCTTGCCGCGCTGCTTGTCCATCGCGTCGAGCAGATCGGCGTAGCAGCCGCAATAGCCGGCGAGGACGGCGATGTCGATGTCGGACATCAGACCGAGCGCGGCGAGTCGCGGGCAGACGCGGAGCCATTCGGTCTTCGCGACGTCGGGCAGGTAGTCGGGCGGATCGGGGCACGACACGGGCGGCTTCGGCTCGTTCTTCGGCAACGGGCGACGGCCGGGGTTGCCGCGCACGAGCGTGAGCGCGGTCGGCGTCTTCGGTGGTCCGCGTAGTCCCATGGCGGCGGATTCTGCGCCAATTCGGGGCGGGCGTCGGTGTTCTACCGTAGGACACCGAGAACGGATTAGCGGGCCTACAGGCGGCGATCGACGTCTGTGCTGCCCTAACCCTTGACCCGGGGGCGATCGTCGCGCCTAGGGGCGCCTGACGCGTCACGGGCCCCCTTTCAAACCTGCGCCCGACTGCGAAAAGGA